AAACCCAGCGTTCGAGGACAACTTCCTCCTTTTTGCCTTCTTGGCTTGTAAATGTATATTTCATAATAATAAAAAATAATCCTGCCCTCTCTTGAGCAAGATTATTTTCGCATTATATTGCTCATAGAGGTATTGTATTACCTATTAAGTTTTGAAGAACCTATTTCTTCTTTCTCGCCTTCCCACGAGCCAGAGCCGCCTTGCTCTGAAGCGAGAACCTTCCGTTGCTTAATGCGTCAAAATGCTCAATATCTCTAGGCGTAAAGCCGGTTGCTTTACACTTATGCTTCAGATACGCCTCGTTGCTTTTGAACACCTTGCCACAAGGACTACAAGTTACGGTTGTTGATTTCATAATCCCTTATGGTTAAGCAGTTTCGTCATACTGATAGTTCATCGTGGAAGTTGAACCGGCAACATCTCCGGCGTCGGTTTGAATCTGATGGACTAGGTAGTCCGACAAACCAGCGGCGGTTAACGAACCTGTCAAACTTCCGCCGATCCCCAAGTTAGCCCCTGAAGGTTCGCTTGTCGGCATTGCTTGAGTAGCGATTGTAGAGTCGGTCTTAATCGGGGTGGCGTAAGTTTCCGCCCCTCCGTAAGTGGTTTCTCTGGCGTTGGTTACGTGGGCAGCCGAGCCTCCCAAGGCACTTGTTCTCCAAATCTTTAGGTTGTCAATCGCTGACGAACCGCCCATCGCTGTCACCTCGATTTTCTGCCACTTCTCGTAAGTGTTATTGCCCGGAGTTACAGGATAAGCAACCGGATCCAAGTTTGGGTCGTCAACATCACCCATATTTGTATTGGTGATATTCGCTTGCTTAACTTCTCCAGCATCATTGTATTCGTTTATTTGAACTGTAGCAGCCATTTCAATTTAGTGTTTAATTGTTTCCAAAATCTCCGACCTAAGATTTCAGGATTTGACAGGACTAGCTTTCGTAAGCTACCGGCGAAAGCTGAATCCTTAAGCCCTCATCATCCTGTCCAAATAAGAGCCTTTTTGAAGCCTTATTTTCCTTCGTCTTTCTTTTTCTTCCTTTTCTTTCTCTTTGTCTCTTTTGGCTTTTCTTTTGAACATCTTATCCGTGTGTGAGCCATTGTTGCTTTAGATTAGATTCCTGAAGGGATTTCTCTCTCTAAGTAAACAACCCCAGTTACCCCAAGAGGAAAGACATCTACTGTGACAACCGCCACGACTCTGATATATCTCCTGTTCGGAGCCAAATCGGCTTCTACAAGAGAGGCGGCGTCAATCTCCGCAAATGTGTGGAGCGTAGGAACACTCAATCTTGCGGTAGCACCTCCAGCGTGAGCAGTAGCAGTCGTTCCTCTTTGAGCTCTCCTGATCAAGCAGTGGTCTCCGATTCTTTCAGTCACGGTCACGATTTCGCCTCCTGATAATATGAGGTCAAAGTCGTAGATGGGATAACCAACGCCATCGGTGGCGTGTAAGTTCAAGTATTTCTGAGTAGCGTCAATACCTGTTGCGTCTAGAACCTCATCTCCTACCGGGTCGGTCATTGTCGCCATATTGCTCTCCTGAACAATTATGTTGGCAAGTCCTCCGGCGGCAGGCGTTCCGGCGTTGATAGCCATAAGAACCTTTCTGCCTTTTCCAAGTAAGTCGGTAATGGCACCCGTTTCGGTACCTACGGCTAATGCCTCAGAAGGAATGAAAGCGATAACAGTTGAATTATTTAACAAGTCTTTTGCGTTCATTATTTACTTAGATTAGGTTACGTCTCCCAGAACAACAAAGGCATTGCTCAAAGCACATTGTCCGTCAGTTCTCTTGACGAATCTGAAAACAGTCTCGTCTTGCCTGAAATGGTCGTGGATTGAAGAAGCAACTGATAATCCTCCTCTATCGCCGATGTAGTAAGCCCCTAAGTCTCCAAGGATAATATCTCCTTTCGTTCCTACTCCCGGAAGCTTGTCAGTTACATCATAGGGTAATCCTAAAATAGTATTAGGAAGCCCTGCGGCAATGCTAAATCCCGGAAGGAACAGCGGAAAGCCTTCTGTCTGGTCAACTGCGGCACCTGTGTAGATACCACTCTTGATGTCCAGAACCTCCTGTAATCCAGCCTGCGTGGTAATCCATCTTGCCCTAGCTTTAGCCCAAGCCGGAAGTGCGAACAGCATATTCTTTAAGTCTTCGTAAACAATACACCCCGCCCCGACTCTCGCTTTTTCTACTCCGCAATTAACAATTCCCATAGGTTTCTTCATTCCGTTCCCGACTAAGAACTGCTTGTCTTCCTCGTAAGCAATCGCTTCGCCAAAAAGGGAAACCAAGAAATTCGCTAGGTTAATCGCAGAATCGTTCAGCAAGTCGTCAGAAACCGGAACAAGTCCGATAAGCTTTCCGAGCTTCAAGGTTATTCTGCCAAACTTTGGCTGACTTTCCTCTTTTGTCTCGCCCTCGTCTCCTTCCCAATGAATATCTACACCAGCAAACTTATAGCTTGACTGGTCTAGTTTAGGAAGGGTGAGAGTGTTGCTTGCCATCGGGAAGATTCTTGCTCTAGGGCGAACAATCGCCGCTTCGGTAGCATACCGGATAACTTCCGCCTGAAATTCTTCAGGAACTAGGAAGCCACCAGCAGTATCATCGCTTTCTTGGAGAGATTTGCTAATTCCACGAGGATCTCCGCCTCTAGCTAGGACTCTGACTCCTTCGATAAATGCCTCCATCTGTTTGGAGATTGTAACGAATGGGTGGAACTTCCTCATTAAAGGGTCAACCTCGATAACTGACTTGTCGCTAACCTCTTTGCTAACGATGCTTTTCTTTGCTGGACTTTCCTTAATCGCCTTGACAATCCTGTCAATCTTGGCGTTTAGGGCTTTGTCAATATCCTCTCCTTTATCTTCTTCCTCTTCAGGCTCTTCTTCTTTTTCCTCATCTTCGTCAGTTTCTTCTTCTTCAACTTCTTCTTCTAATTCTTTCTTTTTCATCTTATTGCCTAAGTTTTCTCAATAACATTTCGCACATCTTATCGAAAATGATTAGCATTCGTTCCATCTCGGATCTCTTGCTTTTCTTTTTGATAGATGGCTTTCGACCTTTAATATTTTCATTAGAGGTGTCGCCTTTATCAGGATTCTCTCCTTTTAGGACGACAATAGCTTCCTCTATTGTTGCCAATGTTGCTTCGATGTTTGTCAGTCTGTCTTCCTCTTTCTCTTCTTCTATTTTTTCCTCTAAAGCTTTGGTCACCAATTCCAGATTCATCTTTCTAGCCGAAACCAACGCTTGGGGCAAAGCCGGCACGCTCACCCAGCTAACTTCTAAAAGTTCCTGCTTGGTGAACTTCTCGCCATACTCATCGCTGTATATTCCCTTCTTAATTTCGCTATCAGTTGCCCGGCGGTAGTTCTTTTCCTCTATTTCGATATTCCCCTTCTCATCTGGGACCAAAGGAAGGAAGCCAACACTAACAGCGTTCAAAAAACCTCCTTCGACTAAAGCCTTCAGCTCTTGGGCAAAAGGCGTATCAGCAAAATGTCCTTTTATCTTTAGTTCCTTTCCGTCTTCTATCCAAACCTTATCCGCCCTTCCTACCGGTGGAATGGCATTAACAAGCCCTCCGGTGCTGTGCGACCAAAGAATAACCGGATTCTTTTTGTAGTTCGTCAAATACCAACCTTTTGGGTTTATGGTGTCGCCCATTCTGTCCATCTTTCCGGAAGAGGCGACAAACTCAAAAGAACCCTCTGAATCTACTGCCTTGACTTCGGCTTCAATGAATTGCTTTATCATAATTTATTAGTTTAATTATTCAACGACGGGTAATATAGTACACCGGCATTGAGGATGGGCGGGAGGCGTATTAAACCCTCCGCTAAAACCCTCTCCTAGTTTTACTGTTTCTCCGTCCAAGCTAGCACAGACATCGCAAGCGTCTGGTTCAGCCAACCACTCTTTCTTTTCTATCACCTCGCTTTGCTTGTATGCTTCCAGCTCTGCCTCGTTGGAGGCGTAAGAAACCTCCGTTCTCGCTATTCTCTCTGCCTCACTCTTTACTCTCTTTTTGAAAACTCCTGAAACCCTGTCTGTGAGTTCTGGGACTCCCTCTCCGTTAGCGATCCCTTCCCCTAGTTGTTTTCTCAATTTCTTTTTAGTCGTTTCATTAACCTGTTCAGAAAAGGTCATCGCCTTCTTATTTATAGCTTCAACTACATCTCCTGTCAACTCAAACTTAGAGGCAATTAGCTCTGCCGCCCTCTTTCCCCTTCTATTTGTGATGTCTGTAAAGACAGGCATTGACATTTCAAAGAAGATTCGATTCTCAATATCCCAATTAACAAGGTCGGGAACTTTCTTAGTAATGCTCTTTCCAAAAAACTCTGACTCCAATGCTTCTTTGATCCTACCCTCTTGGTTTCTTAAAAGCTTCCTCGTGAATACCAAGAATAACTGTATATCGCTTTTCAGTATGGCGTTGTGTTGCTTCCACCAAGCCCTTTTTTGTTCAGCGGAGAGAGCTTTAAGCTTTTTCCTTTTTTTATTTTTCTTGTCCTGAAAGTATTTGACTAACTCGGATTTAAGTTTCATCTTTAATTTCAGACTCCTTTTCCCAGTCAGCACCCTTTCTCTCAAAGCTTCTTGCTCTTTTTCTTTTTTATGTTTTTTATAACTGCTCGCAGTAATCCCTTTGATTTTCATATACTTCACCCCTCCTTCCGAACCACCAGCCGGCATCATCGTCAAAGGCAAATAGAAATCCCAGCCCCCCTTGATCGGAAGCAAGCCCTCTTTATCCCTGACCTCGTTTATCAATAGCCAATTACTTCTTAAGGCTGACTCATACTCCTTTACTATCGCCTCCCTGTTCTCGGGTGTCGGGTCTTCAAAGTCAAGATAAAGGTTGTCCCCGAACTCCGGCACAAGAAACTCGTTCAAGGTTTCCACCATTTGCCTCACCTTTGGCTCAATCGTTTCCGACAGGAAAGTGTAAATCTGGGCTTCCGCCTCTGCCCTGTTCATTCCCTGCATTCCGAGGATAGACTTAGGAACCCCGAAAGCAGCCAAAATCTTTTCAGTCATTCCGCTATCAAGCTTGGTGAAGTCCATATCTTTGGCACTCGTTGATAGCGGCTTGATCTCCACTTCCCCGTCTAGTATCCCTAAGCGGTGGGCGTTCTTATAGCCGCTATACTTTTCTTCCCACCTTTCCCGGAACTCCTTCTTTTGAGGTTCGGTCATTTTTGTTTTGGTAATCAGAAGCGTATCAGGAACAGCAGAGTTCCCGAAGAAGTTCATATTCCACCTTTCAGCATAGATAGCCGTCCTGATGATATTCATCAAGGGCTTCACTCTCGGCAAGCCGTAAAAAGAACTTTTGGGGTTGGTCTCCTTAAAGTGGACAATATCTTGCGGCATAAACTGCTGGACTTGTCCGTTGGGTAGCCGGTATTCGTAATGCTCAATAAATTCCTCCTCTCCGCCCTCTATTGTCACCCAGTCCGGTCTTAAAGCCCAAAGCTCTAAAATCTTTTTGCTGTTCTCTCCTCGCACCTTATACCAGTAAGCATTTCCCAAAAGTTCCTTGTAGGTTTGGGTCAAGTCCAACATCGTGAACTTGGTAGTGAAGGGATTAACTTGAGCCAATAAATCAAGTAAGGGGTGATTAGGAACCTCGTCTATCTTTTCCCCTCCCGAACTGCCTGATATTCTGTAAAGCTTGAATTTGGTATTGGCTACCTTTTTGGCTACCTTCTCCACACACGAATGGACAAGAAAAGAAATCTCAAATGAATTGAGATAATCAGCATTGGTCGGTTTTTGAACTAACTCTCCACGCAACAACGAATGCCCTGTCGAAAGATAGGTCTTTGTCTTGAAGAGATTTGTTATTTTTGTAAGTATGTTTGGCACCAAATTATCAAATTATATTGCCACTATAATTTTTGCCATTATAGCATACTTCAAAATGAAGTCAAATTAAAGCCACTCTAAAGTAGGAGCATTGGAGTATTGGTGCATCAATTTTTGAATTACAATTACGAAAGCGTCCACCAAATCATCGTGTGCTTCTACCCCGAATCCGAGTAATTGTAAGATCAAATCCTCGCAACCCTTCCCCGGAAACTCTACTGTTCCGTTCTGAACATAAGAAGCAATGGTCATTAGCCTTGCTCTCTTATCTATACTTACCTTAACTCCTTCCACCGGAAGCCCGGCTTTAACCATTGCCTCAATCTGCATTGCTTGGTAGGCGACATCCTCTACCCAGAAAGGAGTTAATGACCCATTCCCCAAAGCTAAACTAACTGACTTGGCTCTCTCCGTTGTTTCGAATCCGCTTAACCTTTCATTGACCGGGTTAGGCATTATGTAAATCTTGGGAGCGTCCTTTACCACCGCTAACTTTCCGCTGACCATTGCCGTATAGTCAGCGGTTGCCTTCTTGCTAATCGCTAAGTCATTGCCTGTCCCCTGCGATATTATATCCTCCGGAACCTTTGTGTAGTATCTTATCCATTCGGGCTTGATAATCTGCCCTTCCTCTGGGACCAGCTTCAAAAGAAATTCCCTTTGCCAAGCCCTCATTCCTATCGGGTCTTGAATACCCACTTTTCTTTTCTCTACCTCAACGGCTTTCATATCAGGATATTTCCCTTTCCAGAGTATATTTCCCTCTTTGTCTATCAAAGGAAACTCAACCACCTCACCATCTCTGCTTCCTTCCTCAATCTCCTTTTTTATCCGGCTCATTATAGCGTCTGAATGTAGGAGGTTCCCGATGAGAACATACTTCGTCTCTTTTGTCCCAGCCGGGATAACATTTCCCGTCAGCCAGCGGTGCGTCTTGTCCCTCTGCTCTTTAGTCCTCACCATCTCCAAGTCCTCGATGTCATCAATCACAATCAGGTCTGGTCGCCATTGCTTGTATCTTATGCCCCTCACCTTCTGCCCCGTTGACTTCCCGACAATCTTTACATCATAGTCCGGGATTATCATTGAAGCCTTTTGCCACTCCTGTTTTTTTTGAGTTTCCATCTCAACCTCAAAAAAGCCGAAGTCCTTTTTCAGCCTCTCATTGTTTTCTAACTCCGTCTTGATGTTGTAAATGTGATCCTTAATCTGACTAAAAGTATCTGATATCAAGACAATGTGGTGTTTTTTGCCTGTCACCATTACCCAGATAGGGTAAAAGAGCATAGAGATAGTGGTTTTGGCACTTCCCCTAAAAGCGATAATCTCGTTAAAGCCGCCCCCGCCCTCTAGTATCTGATAAATCTCCTTTTGGAAAGGAGCCGTTTTGTAAGATAAGTATTTATTGAAATAAATCCTCGCAAACCAAAGTAGGCTTTCGCTCGCTATCTGCTTTCTGAAGACATCATTCCGGTTTATTTTCTCCTGCAACGCCTCCTGTATTTCCTCCGGCGGTGCTGTTCGGATCAGGCTTTCCATAGTCTAATTCTACTGCTTTTTTAATTAGGTCTTGCTCTTCCTTGGTAAGCGTCTTCTCGAGTTCGAGCTTCCCCAGCTTTCTGCTAAAAATACCAGCATCAAACTTAATACCGAATAATGTCTTTCTTCCATCAATCAATGTCTTAATCGCACTTATTTTATCTCTTATCGGAATCGAAACTTCACCCTCAACAACATCTCCGTCTTTGGTCATAACTCTGATGTCTTGAACCTCGTTAGTAATAATCTGCCAACACTCTAAGGCTAATTGCTCATATTCCATTTCCATTTTCCCAACCTCCTCTCTTATCTTCTGCTTAGAAACTCGTAATGTATTTTCTGCTCTTACTTGTTTCTTCAACCTCAAAGCAACATCTTTGTCAATATTCAAAATCTTTGCCAATTCATATTGGCTTACTCTTGGCTTTCTGACTAAAACAGAACGCACCTTTTCTTTCATCTGTTCTCTAAATTCCGATGTCCATCTCATAATTTTTTAACCGACATAAACCGAATTAACATTAATTTCTATCCTTTAACTTTACTATAAATTGCGTTCCCTTCTTTGTCTTTCCCAAGATACTTTATATTAACATAAAACTTACAAGGTGATAGTGGCGACCTAGGATTATTCCAAGCCATTTTAAGCTCGTCTAACAAAGACATATTCTTACTTCTTGCCCCTTTGTAAGCATTACCGGCGTTTAGCCAATGCTTATTTATTCCCCCTAGTAACTCCTCATCGTTTATAATATCATCTAAGGTAAAAGTGCTTTTATCAATGTCAAATATTCTACTTGTTCTTGATTGACTCATATGTTGAAACCCTTCTTCATCTCCTGTTCCACAACATACACTACTATCTCCCAATCCCCTAAATTCATTATCCGCACAATAAAACTCCAAGCCATACTTATGTACCAATTCTTTTGTCTTTAATATCCAACTCTTTTTGAACACCGCCTTCAATTCAAAATCTGTTGCTGTTTTCTTACCAAACTTTTTATAGAAAGCGTCAAGATCGTATCCTAGAATTGTCGAAAGCTCTGCTATGGCTTTTTTTACTATTGGCGTTTGCATAGCTGCCAATTTCAAATACTCAATGGTTACTGCTTTCGCCCCAAGTTCTGAAACCTTTTTAATCAAATCTTCTAATCCCTTTTCGCAAAAGATTGGTATAAAAGGTTGGATTCTCACTACCACCCTCATTCCCTCTTTAGCACACTTCTCAATTATATCTAATCTTTTAGCTATCGTGCATTCTGGGTGCGGTTCAAACCTCTCTAACTCCGGTCTTAATGAAATTAAACTAACTTATATTACTTTGTATTTACATCTCTTTAGTGTTTCCCAATATTCCCCTTCTACGATCCGGTGATTTTTCGTGCTAACTATAAACGGATATTTATATTTTTCTAGAAGCTTCAATATATTTAATCCAGTTTGATAGGTTTTTTCAAACACGCTAAAAGGTTCTGAAACTCCTCCCCAATGAATCGGTATTTTCCTTTCTACAAATTTACACAATTCAGTTTCTACCTGATTTCTTGGCTTCATTGATAAAACTCTTTCTAAGTGATCTAATTCAATCGTCTTGCTATCCTCCTCAAACACATCTTTACCCTTAGCTTGATTGATTAAACTATTCCAATAACTAAAACAATATTTACATCGTTGCGGACAACCAGAATAACTATCAATCACAAACGGAAACGGACAAAAAAAGAATTGACTTGAAACTCTTGGTGAATTATAAGTTTTTTTAGTTTTTTCCATTTATCGAATCTAATAACTTTTTAGTATCTAACTCTGACTTTTTATTGGTTTCAAAATAATCGCTAATCTTTTTCCAATCCTCAAGGTTCTCTGTATAAAAAGCAACCTTGCTTTTCTGTTTTACAACCTTCGGTCTTTCTAAGTCTATCGGCACTCTAACATTAAGATCAAACATTTTCTTAATCTTGTCCTCATTACTTAAATCTTCCATTCCTCCAAAAACTAAATCATATTGAACACTTAACATTTCTAATTCAGCTTCGTTCAATCCCGAAAGTCCGACATCGGGATAATCTGAAATATCTCTGACTAATTTTGCTAATTTCCTCTCGTCCCAATCTCCTACTATTCTGTTCAACGCCAAATTTAACAACTTCTCTCGCTTTTTGTCAAGGTCAACAAAAATACAGGGGATTTCCTCCCAGCCCAGCATCTCTACCGCCTTGATTCTTTGGTGTCCTCCTATAACTGTTAAATCCTTATTGACTACAATCGGCTCTACTATTCCAAACTCTTTGATTGAGTTCTTTAGTTTTTCTAATTCCTCCTCGTTCATAATACGAGGATTGTATTCTGCCGATTTTAAGTCCTTAATTTTTACATTCTCAATTTTCATTTTCTCTTTCTTCTGTTTTTTCTATTTTGACTCTTTTCTACCTTTTGTCAATCTTATTTTCTGACTTTTCTTTCTCGGCTTTTACCTTCTCCGCTTCCAACTGCTTGGTTATATCAATCACCCTCATTCCCGGAACTATGCCCCCCTGTCCTCCATTTATCAGGTTAAGATAGGACTGAAAGTCGCATTGATATCTTTTCCTTATCTGCTTGTATTCTGCCAGAAATTGGTCAGCCCGATTCTGGAGTTCTTTTTGCTGATCCGCTTGCTGTTCTACTTGCCTTCTTTTGAACTTGCTCATTGTTTTTTTCATTTTTCAATTTTTAATTCTTCTTTAATTTCCATTTTTGGGCTAACTGCGTAATAAATAAACGCTATAATTCCCCAAGTTGCTCCGTAAAGAACAGGCCATAATCCCTCTCGCCCCTTGCGACTAGCCATCCACCCCGCCATTAGTCCGGTGATAATTGACGCCAATACAAAGAAAATATAACCTGCTGGGTCTAAGAATAATACTAAAAGCCAAAAAGCAAGCATAGTTAAGGTTACTGCTTTCCAAAGACTCATTAGTATTGTTGTTGTTTGATTGTCCATTGTTTAGTTAATTGTTAATTTTGCTCGACCTTTTTCTTCTAACCTAAGCCTATCAATGTTATCTTGATACCACCCCACAGTTCGATAAGACGGCTCTGGCTTAATATATGCGTCCTTCTGTAGTTTTTTGTGCCACTTTTCCCCTTTATTCTTAATAATCCTGTCCTCTACCCTTTTAGGGTCTTGATGATGAAGCATAAAATGACAGGCAACACATAAAGTCACAGCGTTATCTTTCCAATAGCGAAGATGTCCATAAGAGCTTTTATAATAAAAATGATGAACTTGTAAAACTACTCCCGACCTTCCACAGGCTTCGCAATAATCTTTCACATACACCTCATAATACAGCTTGTCTGCCTTTTGTCTTAATAATGCTTTTTTGTTTTTTTTCATTCGGTTTTCATAGTAACACCTCTTGTCTTAATCTTTGTTCTGCTATTTTACAATATTCTTTTGATAACTCTATGCCGATGTAATCTCTGTTAAGATGTTTACAAGCTACTGCTGTTGTGCCAGAGCCGATAACATTGTCTAAGACTAAATCTCCTTCATCAGTATAAATGTTTATTAGATATTCGAATAGAGCTACTGGTTTTTGAGTTGGGTGAAAATGTCCCTTCCCACTTGGGTTTGCAAAATTAAGGATACTATCTTGCCACCCTGTATGTGTTGTTTTATGTTCTAAATGACCTGCAACACCTAGATGATGCTGTTCTTCATTTTTCAACCTAGCCCTACCACTCTTTATCGGTTTTTTTAATTTAACAAGATTTTGCTGATTATATATTGGTTGTGCATTATAAAATATAAGTATATCTTCGTGTTTTTTCATTGGTAATCGTTTAGCATTCTGGAATCCACTAGGTTTTGTTTTTATCCAAGTATAGGCATACTTAAACATTTTAATATTACTCATAACCAAAGCACTAGTGAATGGTTGACTTGCTGTTAAAACTATCGCCCCGTTGTCTTTGATAATCCGCTTGTATTGTTCCCACAATAGCTCAAAAGGAATAATTGTATCCCACGAACAGGCAGTAGTTCCGTAAGGCAAATCAGCTAAAATCATATCGATACTCTTATCGGGTATTTCTGGCATAACAGAAAGACAATCACCATTTATTATTTTATTAACAAAATCTTCTGGGTATTTCATTTTACCTCTTTTCTCAGTCGCCATTAGTGACCCTATAATTCCTCAACTGCTCGGATAGCTTCACCCCTTGCTTCGCACAAATCTCCTCATAAGAGAGATGCTTTCTTCTGCCGGCTTTCTGGCGGATTTTCTCTGCGTGGGTGCTGGCGTGTTGCAAGGGATTTCCTGCGGTAATGTGCCAACTTCTTTGTGTTTTGCTCAACCACACATAATCTGCTATTTGTTCTATTTCTTTTGTTTTAGTCATTTTTCTCGCTAGTCAAATCTATATCACTTTCTACCTCATTGCCTGCAGTTTTTAGAGTTAATCGTTGAAAAAGGAAATTTTACCAATTCCAATACCACAGCCATCTCGCTTCCCTTAAAACTATCCCCCAGCTTGTCCACTCCGGTATTGTTGTTATTATTTCACCATTCATATTTTCTCTTTTACTTTAACCCTAAAATTACTTATCCCATTTCGACCTTCTAAAACTTTGGTGGCACGGGTCAAGATTTGCACTTGACATAATAGAATTTCGCCCTATGGTTAGTTTGGTGAACATAGAGCTTCCGTCGTTTGGCAACCAAATCATTAAATGCCTCATCTACCTCAACCGTTTTAGCGTCTACCTATTCCGCCACCGTGCCATAAAATGAACTACCTATCCCACTTGACCTTGACGCAAAAAATCTCCTTCATTACGCCCGACCATTCGCCCGTTGGGACTACATAATAAAGGCACTGCCTCAATGAACTATCTCCGCCCGGATTCCAATCTCTTAAAGCTGTGTCCCACTCGAGATGTCTTCTAATGCCATTCCAGTTTTCGTTATAGAATAAACCTACGCACACAATCAAACCTGCGACAAAAGACATCAGTATTAAAATCGCTACTTTTATTTTTCCCATATTTTACTTATTTACTTATCCCACTTCGACCTTCTAAAACTTTGGTGGCACGGGTCAAGATTTGCACTTGACATACTACTTTCTCGGTCTTCAGCTTATCGTAGCTCCTGCCGAATGAGGGAAACCCCTCACCGAATAGCGGTTACCTATTTCGCCACCGTGCCATAAAATGAACTACCTACTCCATTTCGACCTTGAAGCCAACCAGTGCCGATTCCCTTCTTCTAAATACAATCTCTTACAGGCGTATAATTGTTCTTCGGGGTCTTGCCAGTCAATCTCCATACCCCATTTCTTCTCAACATAGTCCCGTGTCATTTTCAGCATTTGGCAATATCCCCACGCACTACTCTTAGGATTTTTCACCCACCAGCGGTTGCTACTCTCGGCTTTGATAATCCTGTCCAGTTCGTCAATCCCCGTCAAACTGCTCAATGTCCTCTCATATCCGGGACTTGCCATCGCCACCACCGAATTGCCCCCCAAGATGATTGTCTGCGGTATCTCTGAAACCGCTGGCGGAGCAGTGAAGGTAGAAAAGAGTATGGGAAAGAACGCTACTCCGGCCAGAAGTTTCAGACATCTTTTAAGCGGGGGGTCTAAATCGCCAGTCGTGAGAATGGTCATAGTTCTTCTTTTACTTCTCTAGCCGACATAACCTCCTGCTCGCTAGGAAAAGGGACAGACACCCCTGTGCGTTGAGCGATAGTGCGATTTACTATATCATAAACAGCATCAATGTCCTTGCCCCTATCAAGCTCAGTCGTGCTTTCCTTCCGCAGATATTCCTTCTGAACAGGCTTCCATAAATACGACTTGATGCTTTCTTTGGACCAAGGCACATCAATTCCCTCTCTGATAGTCTTCCGCATATCCCAGCCAGCGGCGTTCAAAGCATCTGCTAACATCTCAAACCATAAGTGGAGGGCATCATTCTGTTTAGCGCTTCTATTAAGCCGTTCCTTTCTAGCAATAATTTTTACCTTAACATCCTTTCCTTCTAGCCCGACAAGATAATCCGCCACCGCCTGAGGGTTGTCCCAGATTATTCTTCCGTCTTTAATTTGTCCGTAGAAGGTAGCAGCCATAATTAGTCTTCCCTTTCGGCTAAGTCCTCATCTACTTCGTGTTCCTCAAACACTCTGTCTCGTTCTGCTTGGTCTTCGGGAGAAATGACGCTTTTAAGGATAGGTTCACCCTCAATTTGTTTCCCTTCAGGGTCGGTCGGAACTACCACCACCTCAAAGTTATGGTATTTTCCCTGTTCCCCCATAGCTTCTCCGTGATAGGTAATCTGAACAGCATTCCGTCTGACGACTAAATTCTCTAATTGTCGGTCTAATACCGTTGACCCCCAAACATCAACATTGCCGTCCTCCGTCTGTAAGGCGTAGACATTTTGCTTATATTTTCCAGCATTGTGCTTAATGCCGATAAGCCACCCAGCGATTTTATCTCCATCGGAGTCGTATTTCCAAGCAGGATTCCGACTTCCACCCATTGTTTCTCCGTCCTTGAATGAATAGTTTGCCATAATTTTTTAGTTTAATTACTTTTATTCTTCCCTAAATACGCCTTCACCTCTAATAGAGCCAAGAAAACCTTAAACTCTTCCGCCCATTTATCCTGCCCTCTCTCTTCTAAAGACGCCTCTTTGTTCAGGTTCACAATCATAACCCGTTTAATGGGGGATGGAAGCAAGGTTTTATCTGCCTTCAGTTCTTCATTGATAGCCTCAGCATAAGCGGCGGCTTGGATAAAATAGCTAGGATAAAGAGCTTTGCTGGTTTTCCAATCAATGGCAGTCATCTCTCCATCTACCAACCCCACAAAG